CCGTCAAAACCGAGACGCGTCGCAAGCATCGGCGCAAGCCGGGTTTATGCGCCGACGCCGCGGACGCCTACGCCCGTGCGGTGGTCGATGGGTCGATCGTGGCGAACGCCCGTATCCGCGATTCGTGCCGTCGATATCTCGCCGAGCGGGCGAAGCCAGGCGAGCACGGCGTGTGGTGGGACGAGCAGCTCGCCGAGGACGCCAGGGCGTTCGCGCTCAAGTGCGGGCAGGGCGCGGAGGCTGGCGCGGGCCAGCCGCTCGTCTGGATGCCGTGGCAATGCATGGTGGCCATGATCCTGCTCGCCCGTCGGCGCATGGTGGACGGCCGCAAGTCTGACACGCCAGCCACGAAGGCGCTGCTCTTGGCCGTCGCCCGCGGCAATGGAAAAACCGAGTTCGCGGCGAGCCTGCTCATGGCGGCCATGCGGGACGGCTCGACGCGCTTGGAGTTCGCGAGCGTCGCGCCGGATTCGCGGCTCGCGCAGAAGACGTTCGAGCGCATGGCGGTCATGTCAGAGACACTCGGCGTCTCCGAGTGGAAATCAACCGGCGGCTCGACGCCAGCGCACCCTGGTCGAGTGAAGCACGGGAACAACCGGTACATCTCGCTGCCGTGCACCGACAAGGCGCTCGACGGGCTCACAACCCGCATGGTGATCGCCGACGAGGTCGCCCGCATGGAGAAGGCGTTCGGCCGGCTGCTGACGGGGCTCGCCAAGTTCCCGACGTCGCAGCTGCTCGCCATCACGACTCCTGACCCCGAGCAAAAGACGCGGCCCATCTGGGGCTACTGGGACGCCCTCGAGCGGGCCATTGCCGACGGCACCCCGTACCCAGCGGGCTGGTGGCCGATGCTGTACGGCCTCGAACAGGATGACCAAGCGTCGGACCCGGCCGCCTGGCCGAAGGCGCACCCGGCGCTGAACGTCATCATCGACCCCGGCCAGCTTGAACTCTCGGCACGAACCATGCTGGAGTCGGGCGACCCGGCGCAGATCGCCGAGTTCGAGACGCAGCTGGCCTGCCGGTACCACGAACTCGCCACGACCGACATCGACCTCGCGGTGCTCGAACGCCAGATGCAGCCGTCGGACTGGACCCGGCTCCAGGGCGCACCGGCGGTCATCGGGCTTGACCTGTCCCGCGGCGGCTACGGGCCGCAGCTCGACCTCACGACGTTGTGCCTGATGGTAGTGGACGGCGGCGTCATCCGGGCGCGGAACGTCTCCTGGTGGGCCGGCACCGACATGGGGCGCGACGAGAAGCGGTGTAAGCAGCCGCTCGGCGCGTGGGTCGAGCAGGGCCACCTCCGGCGGATGCCCGGCGAATGGCACGATATGACCATCGTCGAAGCAGAAATCGAGAACCTGATGCACCAATTCGGGGTCAGGAAGATCGGCGTTGACCCGCACCCGAGCCAGGCGAAGGACGTCAAGCGGTGGATGGACAAGGGCTGGCCGATCGTCCCGGTCGATCAATCGATCCGCACGATGGCACCGGCTTGGAAACTTTGGGGCGACCTCCTGAAGTCGAAGCAGCTGTTCTACGAGCCGGACCCGGTGCTTCGAGCGGCGCTGAACTCGGTGCGCCTGATCGCCGACAACGTCGGCAACATCCGGCCGGTCAAGGGCCGCAGCTCCGGCAACACCGACGCCGTAGTCGCGGGGAACATGGCGGCGCTGCTCATGGAGCACCATCAGGTCCGCACGGCGACCGGATTGAGCGCGTCAACTTGTCCTCTCGGATAGTCCGTGTTTGCCGGATTCGCTCTTGACGATTTTGGGCACTTGTGTTCTATGCGACCGTGGGCCTCTTCTCACGGTTCTTCGGATTCAAGACGGGCATCGCGGTCTACACGCGACCCGAGCCGATCCTGTCGGGACCAGCCGATGGGATTCCCGCGGTCCTGCGGGCGACGCAGCTCATTTCGGCCGACATCGCCCGGCTGACGGTCAACGTGTACGACAACGCTGGGCAGAAGCTGCCGGATCACCCGGTGGCCATGCTCCTAAACCGTGACGCCAGCCGGTGGCAGTCGGGCTATGAGTTCCGGCGCTACACGACCTCGACGGCGCTCATGCACGGCAACGGGCTGGCGCTCATCCGCCGCGGCTCGGACGGATCGGTCGCCGAGCTCCAGCCGGTGCCCGCCGACGCCATGAGCTCGGAAATCGTGGACGAAGGCGTGATCTACCGCGTCGGCCAGACCGTGCTTTCGCAGGATCAGATCCTGCACATCGGCTGCTACCCCGATCACTTGAACCCGTGCTGGTTTCGCTCGCCGCTCGAAGCGGCCCGGTGGACGATGCAGCTCGCGGCCGACGAATCCGGCGCACACGCTGCGCTCGTCAAGACGGGCAGCATGGGGAAGGTCGCCATCACGCACCCAGGCGCAATGAGCGACCAGACGGTGCAGGCCATCCGCGACGCATGGATGAACATGCACGCCACGGCCGACGGCGCGTCGCGCCCGCTGATCCTGCGCGAGGGCATGAAGGCCGAGAAGATCAGCCAGGAGACGTCGGGCACGATGCTCGAGTCCCGGCGCTTCTCGGTGCAGGAAATCGCCCGCGCCTTTGGCGTCCCGCCGGAAATGCTGTTCCAGCAGGGCGGCGGGGCGCTCTCAAGCCAGGCCGAAACGGCCCGCGCATACGCCGACGGAGCCATCGCCGCATGGGCAAGCGCTTGGGAGTCGGAGCTCACGCGCAAGCTCTGCGGGCCCGGCGAGACGGTCAGAATCGACACCACCCCCATCACGCGGGGCAACCTCCGCGACCAGGGGATGGCGTTCTCGAAGCTGGTGCTCGCGGGCGTAATGAGTCCCAACGACGCAAGGCATTACCTCGGGCTGCCTCCCGTCGAAGGGCTCGACACGCCGTCGGTCACCATGCCGGGCGGCGCGTCGGCCGCCACCGGGCCTGACAACGAGGAGACCGACAATGCTTGAGGTCCGCACGACGAGCTTCGAGCGCCAGGGCAACCGGATCGCCGGATACGCCGCGGTCTATGACGCACCGAGCCTGCCGCTGGTCGTTCGCAACGTCAACGGTGGCAAGCCGTTCACCGAGCGCGTCGCCCGCGGCGCGTTCGACCGGAGCCTCGCCGGGAATATCTCGCTGCTGGTCGGCCACGACCGGCGCGAGCTGCTCGCAAACACCAAGAGCCAGCGCCTGAAGCTCGCGAGTGACACACGCGGGCTGGCGTTCGACGTCGAGCTGCCCGAGACGCAGCGGGCGAAGGACGTGTACGCGATGGTCGATTCGGGCGTCCTGTCCGAAATGTCATTCGGTTTCATCGTCCGCTCCGACGCCTGGAAGGGCATCGAGCGCACCCTCCTGGACGTCGATCTCCGGGAGGTTTCCATTGTCGAATCCGGCGCGTACCCGCAGACGGCCGCCGAAGCTCGCACCTACAGCCGCGCACTTGCCCGGCTTCGTCTGCGGTATCGGAGCATCACACTATGAAGCAGGCAGAAATCATCGAGCGCCGCAAGGCGATTGAGGCGGAAGTAAACGGGATTCTCGCTCACGACGAGATCAGCGCCGAGCAGGAGGCCCGCGCCACCGAGCTGATGGACGAGCTCAAGGAGCTCAACCAGAAGCGGTCCGCGGCCGAGCTGCGCGAGAAGTTCGCGAGCCACACCGTGCTGGCCAAGGTCGGTCGCGAAACACGCGAGCGCACCGAGGAATGGCGCGCCACGACGGAATACCGCGACCAGTGGCTGTCGTACATGCGCGGCGGCGCGGCTCCGGAACAGCGTGCGCTGATCTCGACCGCGTCGAGCAGCATCCTCATCCCGAAGATCTACGAAGAGGGCATCCTCAAGTACCTCGACGCGAGCACCGTGGTCCGCAACCTCGCAGACATCCGCACCGGCGTCCAGGGCTACACGACGCTCCGGTACAACACGCTGGCCACCTCCGACTACACCTCGGCATGGACCGAGCCGGATACTGGCACCGTGGCAACGACGAATACCGACCCGGCGTTCGCCGAGGTGCCGCTGGCGCCCAACCCGACGTTGCCGAAGGTCGAGATCAGCCATCAGCTGATCCGGCAGTCCAACTTCGACATTGAGGCCGAAGTCGTTGAGCACATTCAGCGGCAGCTGGCTCGGAACCTCGAATGGGGCTACGTCGGCGGCACCGGCACGAACGCGCCCACGGGCATTTTCACCGTGAACGCCAACGTAAACATTGTGTCGACCACGGGCGTCACGAACACCCGCGCCGCAGCGGTTACGGCTGGCATCACGCTCGCGAAGCTGACCGAAATGCGCTACGAGAAGCTCCCCGCGGCGTACTGGGGCTCGTCTGTCTGGATCTTCCCGCAGGACTCGTACGCGAAGCTCGCGAGCCTGACGGCGAACAACGTGCCGCTGTTTGTGCCGTCGGCCGACGCAGGCGTCCGCACCGGCTCGCAGTTCACGCTGCTCGGCCTGCCCGTTTACGTCACCGAGTACCTCCCGGTGCATGTCACGACGGCCACCGGGAAGAACTGCGTGGCCGTGCTCGGAAACATCTCGGAAGGCTTCTCCATCCGCGAATGGGGTGGCATCTCGATGATCCGCGACGAGTACAGCCTGTCGCAGACCGCCCGCGTCCGTTTCCAGGGCATGATGTTCGCCAACAGCAACTTCACCCGCGTGAAGGCGCTCGTCCAGAACCAGACCACCAACTCCTGACGGTTCTTCTTCTCCCATCGGCAGGGGCGTCGGGCTGCACCCCCGACGCCCCTGCTTGAAGGAGCACGATGCCCCTGGACCTCGCCAAGTTCCGCGCCTGGGCTCGCATCCCTCACACCGAGGACGATCCCGCCATCGGCATCGCCTGGTCGGCGGCCGTTCGCGAGCTCGAAGAGCGCACCGGATGGGTGGTCGATCCGGTCACCCGTACGCAGTACGTCGGCGTGGAGCCAACGAACACGGAGAAGCTTGTACTTCTCTCCCGGCAGCCGGCGACGGCTGCGACGTGCGTCGATGACAATTCGGCCACGATCAACCTGACGCTAGTCACCATTAACGGGCTCCAGTACGCGAGCCTGGACGAGGACGACCTGTCCTACCCGCTGGTCCTGACCGTGAGCTGCGGCAGCAACACGCTGAACCCGCTGCTCGAAATGGCGCTGTTACAGCGTGTAACGCAACACGTTGCGAGCCGCGGCGACGATACGGTAACCCTGTCGAGTGACTACTGGGATCGAATCTCGGGCATGATGGGGAAGGGGATTGGCTGATGGCGCACGTTCCTTCTGGAATGCTGCGGTACGCGATGACGGTGCAGAATCGCAGCGTCACGACGGATTCCCTCGGCCAGGCGGCGGAAACGTGGTCGGATGTCGTGGTCATTGCTTGCCATGCCGAGCAGATGCAAACCAACGACGTGGTCGATGACGGCGGGCCAGCCATCCGCACCGACTGGCGCATCCTCGCCGCCTGGCATCCTGACGTCACGACCCGCAGCCGGCTCAAGTGGGTGGACCGCGGCACGACGCGCTATTTCAACCTTCGAGGCTGTTGGGACCGCGACGGCCGCCAGCGCCGCCTCGAGATCGAAGCCACCGAGGTGGTGCCATGATCCGCGGCCCATCCGCCGGGGCCCGCCTCGGAACCAAGGTGAAGGTCACCGTCAAC